CAAACGGAAGTGACGCGGGATGCGCACACTTTTGAATTATTCATTCCTATCTAGTAAAATTTAGTATGTCGGGGAGGAGGTTAATTTTGAGTTAATTCCAATCGAGTTTGTTAAAATTTTGAGGAAAGTTAAGGCCAGGAAAAATGTTTCCTGAGGTATACGCTGTCGAGGTCGTCGTAGTTCAGCGAGATTTCGAGAATACGCATATTTCTCAATCGGGTGTTTATGATTGATTTATGTTGTTCAAAGTATTCTCTACCATGAAAATAGGCTTCTCTAAAAGAGTTTTCCAAATTTTCTCGGCAAGCAGCAACTTCATTCGGGGTCTTACGAATGTAATTGCAGAGTTGTTCTATAACACCAGTTGTTATTGGTGCTCGAATGACTCGTGGGTATCTGGGGTCTGGTTGAAAACCCCGTTTTAAGTAGTTGGTTTGGGTTGGGTCATCCCACAGAGATATATTCTGTGATTTATCCCACGCAGTAATAATATGGCCCATAGACTCCATAATATCCTTATAAACCTTGTTATTGTACAGAAGAATAACGTACTGTGAAATTGACTTTACTGTGTCATCTCCAGTGTAGTATGCGCGAACATGCTTCATGAAGTGGCTCAGATCAATCAAATCATATCGGTTATTCTTTTTCATCGTAATTCTCCAAACAAGTTTGGAATATTTTCGATTGACCTTGATATTAAAGTCAACTGTAGCAGGAAAACCAGATTTTAATTGGTTCAAAGTTGTTATAATGACATTTAGGATTCTAATGTTTGTGAAAATAGCTTCATCAATGATGACTCTTCGGATCAAAGCATTTTCATCTCCATCGTCATACCACGCGTTGGCATCTTCACAACAAGCTCGAATTTCTTCTGCTCGTTCATGTTGGTCATATGCTCCATGGTCACAACACATCCAGTATGCAACTACTTTTAATAACGCCATTCGTCTTTCGGGATCAGGCTCTAGCTGTTCGAGTGTTTGAAGTTCTTCTAGAGAAAATGTTCCAGGTCGTAGCTGCATGAGATAATTGTACATTTCTGTCCAATCAACTCCAGTTGGATCAACTTCTACAGCATGAGCTAGTTCATCTCTATGTGCACGGAGGAAATCTAAGTATGACATAAAATACTGTCGAAAAAAGATTGTGTAATCTACATTGGCTATGCAGAACACACGTGTTTTCCCTTTAGCAATTTTGTCAAAAGATCGTAATTCGTCCTTGAGAGAGTAAACCCACTCGGAATCAATTCTTTGGCCTAACTTAGCTAATCGTAGTCGTTCATCTAATCTAAATCGAAGTACTGGATCGGATACGGTGTAATCTAATGTTGTGGGGTCTTGTGAAAATAAGTATTCTTTTCCTTTGGAGCCCGGTGGTCTTGTGAGAGTATATGGAAATCCTGGAGAGGTGTTCATATTCATCTTTTTATTATGAATAAGTTTTGGATGTCCATTAATGGCTTCGTGTTCAGTTAAAATTCCTTTATATGTGTTCTTGGTACATAAAGATCTTTCTAACATTCTACAATGGTCATTTACTACATCAAAATCATTTGGGTTCCAAGGAGGCATGTAATGGTAGGCGTCTAGCATTTTAGATAGTGGAGATTCTCCACTCTCATTTCTGGGATCAGAGGCAGAGAGTACAGAAGGTCCACTAACAACTGGGTAAACACCATGCGTTACAGATGGAACTATATCAGTTTTTGTTGTCTGGTGAATTACCTGGTTTGGTAGGCACTTTCCAACATAAAGGACATGTCCACTTGGCA